GTGAGCAGAATCGAGCGGCTCAAGTCGCTGGCTGAGCGGGTCAGCACGGCCAGCGGCGTAGACATCCAGGTCAGGCGGTCCGACTACCGCATCAGCATGTTCGGCAGATGGTGGAGGGTTCCTGGGCGCTATGCCGTGGGCGTCGTGGGCGTCGTGGTCATGGTGCCGTTGAGCTACGAAAGTGCTAGAAACCGGATCTTGCGCATGCCGATCATCGTGGAGGAGATCCGCCATGGATGAGCACATGAAGGCGCACACCTCTACAGTTATCCCGGGATGTACTGCGGCTGCTGTAGCCCGAGAGACGCTCAACAACGGCAGCGGCATCCCTGCCGGACCCTGCGCCTGCTGGCCGCGGTGTACGCCGTCCATCCGGACTACGACCCGGCGTGGCAGCCGGCACTGACCCACGGGTCATAGAAACTCCCACGGCACCGGGAAAACCATGCGGTTGCACCAACCCCGGTGGTCACCGGTCGCGCACCTGCAAGTGGATGCTCCGCTCATCGACGCGGCCGGCGCTGGTGGTCACCTTGCAGGCCACGGTGCACCGGGTGCCGGGTGTTCCACCGGACAGCCACACCGTCACCACCCCGCCGTCTTCCGCGTCGGAGTCCTTGACCAGCGCCCCGGAGACGGTGACCGTGTAGTCGGTGACCGTCTCACCGCCCGTCAGCCACAGCACCCAGTTGAACTGGTAGTCCAGGACCGCGGACGGGTCCTTGCTCCACGTCGAGCCCATGGGTCACCTCACAATCCGGTAGGTTCGGTCCTCGGCCGGGATGCGGCGTACCCGGGCCTCGGCCGGGATCTGGTAACCGCGACCTTCTGCGCTCACCCGGTAGATCCGGGCTTCCGGTGTGGGCCCGGCCGGGGTCGACCCGACGCCACCCAGCTCGGCCCCGGCCCCGGCGGCGGCAACCGCCGACCCATCCAAGGGTCGGGTGGTGGCCAAGTCGGCGGCCACCCCACCGGCGGTGGTACTGACACCGGTCAAGGGGCGGACGGTGGCCAGGTCGGCGGTGGTGCTGGCCCCGGCCGGCACGGCACCGGACAGTGATACGGAACCCTGAATGTCCAGGTCGCCGGTCGCCGAACCGGCTGCCGGTGCAGCGGCGGACAGGCCGCGGGTCACGGTGAGCGCAGCCTGGCCGGTGGCGGCGCCGGGGATGGATCCGGAGTGTGCCCGGACGGTGGACAGTTGGGCGGCTGCCTGCGCGGCGGTGGCTGTTGCCGCGTCGAGGCTAACCGGCCCTCCACCGGCGCCGGTGACGGTCAGCTCCGCGGCGGCGGTAGCTGCGGCCGTTGCGGCGCCGGCCACCGGCCGGGTGACGGCTGTGTCCGCCGCGGCGGACATGGCGGCTGTGCTGGTGCCGGCCAGCGCGCGGGTGAGCTCGGCCGTGCCGGTGGCTGTGGCCGCAGCGGTTGCGGTGCCGGCCAGTGCTACCGGCGGTGTGCCGGCGTCGGGGGTCTCCAGCTCGGCCAGGTCCACCACGAGGCTGCGCGCGGGCCCGCCGGCGGTGCCACGTCCCCACAGCCGCAGGTGCAGATCGGTGTAGTCGGTGATCGCGTCGGCCTCGCCGGCGGTCAGGCTGTGAGTGGATTCGATCTCGGTTGCCCCGACCGTCGGTGTGACGGTGACCGACGCGACCAGGCTGCCGGTGTCGGGCACGCCTTGCCACAGCTCGCAGTTCGCGGCCAGCGACTGGGTTCCGGAGCAGCGCCAGCGGACCCGCAGGATGTGCCCGGTGGACACTGCGGGGTCGGTGCCGGTGGCCAGCGACACGTCCAGGTTGGTGGTGTTGGTGTTGTTCCCGACCGCATCGGAGGTGACCAGTTGCCCGTCGCCGGTCGGGTTGGCGCCCGAGTCGTCGTCGATCGACGCCCACGCGTTGATTGCGGGGGTCCAGGACCCGACCGCTACGTCGGCGGCCGGTACCAGGATCTGCGCCATGGCGGCTCACCGCCCCCGGTGGGTTCCACGCATGATCTTACTGACCAGTGATTGCGACACGCTGTACTCAACTGCCAGCCGAGACTGGCTCGTTCCGCCCGCATCGAACCGATCGCGGATTTCGCGCACCTGGTCGTCGGTCAACTTCGCCAGAGGATGCTTCTCGCCTCGCTCGTAGCGGCGGGTCAGATTCTTCGAGGCTCGACCTCTCGTCACCATATCGGCCATGTTCTCGTGGTGGTCGCCAGACACCAGGTGGGCTGGATTGACGCACAGCCGGTTATCGCAGGTGTGCCGGACAAGCATCCCAGGAACGAGTGGCCCATGCACCAACTCGTAGACCATCCGGTGCGCCCGGTGAGTGCGTCCGGCGAACTTGATGCGCCCGTACCCATTGAGGAACCGGCTCCCCATCCACTCGTGGCACCCGGTCTCGGTCACTACGACAAACTCGCCTTCGGTCATGTCCCCAGTGTACTACAAAAAAGGGACCATCCCATCAGGCATAGGTGTCGTCCGGGTCGCCCAGCTTCAGGACCAGCGCGGCGGCGGCGAAGCTGGGCGTGTCGCCATTGAGGACCGGCTTGGCGGTGCCCAGCAGACCCCAGCAGAGCAGGTTCCCGGCGCTGGCCGCGTCGAACAGCCCGAAGTGGGTCATGTTCGCCCCGGCCGACCAGTCGGCGGTGGCCTGCGGGAACGTCTTGGCCGCGGTGTTGGACTTGGTGGCCGGGGCGGTGCCGGTGGCGGCGCCCCAGTCGGCTGCGGCGGTGGACACCCGTGCGTAGCTGCCACCGGAAGGTTCGCTGAAGTTCCCACCGGCATCGGTGGGTGTGGTGGTCGACAGGCCAAGGTGCATGGTGGCCGGCGGGGTGTACGCCGGGTCGGTCAGGAAGTGGTCCAGCAGCGCCTGCTCAACGCTGTCAACGAACCCGGCCATGTGCGCCTCCCGTAAGGGGTTCCATCAGGTCCCGGGTGTTCGCACACGCCGGGACCACCTCATTCTACCGGCGGGTCGGCACGCCGCGCCCGCGCCTTGCGGATGTACCTGACTGCGAAATGGACACTTAGCCATCCGCACAACCCTGCGATGGCCAGCGCCGTCACCTCGCCGGGAATTGTCGATACGATCTCGTCGGTCCATGGCCGGGTGTCCGGGTTGCCGTCGGCGCTGGCCCAGATCTCCATGCCGATCACCAGCCCGGTCAACCCCAGGAACGCGATCCGCCAGCGGGCGACCGGGCTCACGTCGGGACCTCGTTGGCCGGGGTGATGTACGTCCCCAGCACCGCCAGCACCGCGGCCAGGCTCGCCGCCGCCGCCGGGTCGATGTCCACCCCGGCCGCGGCAGCACCCCACACCACCAGCGCACCGGTCACCGCGCCCAATCCGGCGCCGATCGCCTTGCGTAGCCGTCTGACCCTGCTCATGTGATACCTCCCGTGAGGATCGATGCCAACCACCCGCCGGTGCCACCCAACGCGACCGCCGCACCAGCGGCGAACCACAGCCGGCCCTGCACCCCATGCAACCGGCGGTCCAGCGAGCGGACCTCCGCCCACAGCTCCGCCCGGGCTGCGGCGATCGTCGCCTTGTTCTCGGCGACGTCGACGCGCACCTCGGCGATCGCCGGGTCGACCACGGCCACCAGCCGTTTCAGCTCGTCGGAAACGTTGCGCAGCTCGTGGTACATCTCGGTGGGGGTGACGACCACCGAGCCGTGCGGGATGCCGACGGTCATCACAGCGCCTCGGTGACCGTTCCGGTGCCGAGGATGGACAGCTTGGTCGGCGTCTTCCCGGCAGGCCCCGGCGGCCCTGGCTCCCCGGTCGGCCCTGCAGAACCCGCCGGTCCGGGTGGGCCGGCCGGCCCAGGGTCACCCTTCGGACCCTGCGGTCCCGGTACCCCGGCGTCCAGGCGGGTCAGCTGCTTGAGCAGCTGGACGTAGGACACCGGGCCGTACTCCCGTCCGTCGCCGGTCCCCCGGGCCGCGGCCAACGCGGCCGCGGTCTTGTCCCCGTAGACGCCATCCAGAGCGCCCGGGTCGTGGCCGAGCTCGCGCAGCTGCCGCTGCAGTGCTTCCACGTTCTTACCGCGGTCGCCGTGTGCACAGAACATGGTCTCGATCCCTCCGCTTGCCTGCCCCCATTGTCCGAAGTCTACGGTCATCGCCCGGTTGAGGTCACAGTCCGCCCCGGCTACGCGCACCCCGTTGTTGTACTGGTGCAGGTTCGCCTTGGGATGCCACCGGCTGTTGGCCGGGTCGAACCGGCCGCTCAGCGGTGAGAATCCGGACCAGGCGTAGGTCTGCCACAGCCAGCGCACCCCGCGGGCGGCCATGAAGTCCAGGGTGCGGCGGGAACCGTAGCAGCCGACCCGCGCCCACCCGAGTACCGAGGCGGCGCCTTCCAGGTAGGCGTAGCAGGTGGCCAGCTGCGTGGTGGTGGCGTCGAAGTCGGTGGAGAAGTAGATCGGCCGGCCGGCTGGTCCGCCGGCGGCCCGGTGCAGCCGGTCAGCCTCCCTGGCATGCTCCACCCCGCGGGAGCGACCGCCGAGCTGGTCGCGGGCGTCCCACTCCCAGTTCGTTACGACGCTCAGCCCGGCGGCGATCGCCTTGTCGGCCTCGGACTTGCTCAGGTTCTTCCCGGTCCGGTCGAAGCTGACGTACCGGATGATGAACCGCTTGCCCAACCGGGTGAGCTCGGCCAGGTTCGGCCGGCCCCAGCTGTAGTCCACGCCTTCGACGCTCACAGCTCACTCCTCCTCGTCTCCGGCCGGCGACGGCCGCTCGGGCAGCCCGGCCTCGTGCACGTACCACCGGATGAACTCGCGCAGCACGCTCGACCGGTCCACCCCGGCGCTGCGAGCGGCCACGCCGAACCGGTCCCACAGCTCGGGGTCGATCCGGACTGTCTGCCGTGCGGTACCTCGTCCGCTTCTGCCCGTCACATCCGCCAAGGTGTCATGACAGATTTCCGACTGGTTAGCTCCGTGTGTCATGACACCTATGCTACCGTGAGTGTCATGACACACGTGAGGCGCATAGTCGCCACCATCGCAACCATCATCGTCACCGGCGCCGTCCTGGCCGGTGCCGCCACCGCGCAGCCCGCCCCGCAGGAGCAGGACTGGCGCAGCAACGTCACCACCTCCCCGTACGGCACGTTCAACTGGCCGGTGCTGGAGGCGTGCTGGATCGACCGGTTCCTGTCCCACGAGCAGGCTGTGGCGGCAGCGGCAGCCCGCCCCGCTTCCTGCACCGGCCAGGCCCTGACGTTGGCCTGCGATTGGCGGATCGACTACCCGTCGGTTTACTGGATCGAGCAGGCGTGTGGCCGGGTGTCGAGCTGGTCGGCGAGCTTCGGCGAGTCCTGGTATGGCAACGGGCTGTACCCGGAGGCCCGGGTGTGGGTGGCGACCGTCCGCTCCGGTGGGACGCCGTAAGCCCTGACCGAGGTTTCCTTGCCACTGGCAAGGAAACTGCCCAGCGGAGTTTCTATGCACCACGGTGCACAGAAATTCCGCTGCTTGCGTCTGGTGGGCTGCCATCAGTATGCGATCACCGCCAACGTGCGGGCGGAGAAGCTGGGCGTGCCGATCGTCGCCCGGTACTTCGCCGTGAACGTGTGCGTGCCGGCGGAGGTCAGCTCGGACGGGCCGAGCGGGATGACCGCGCTCAGCCGCGCGTCGAAGCCCTGGTTGGCCGTGCGCAGCCGCAGGTCGAACTGGTCAGAGAACCCAGTGCCCGGGGTGAACGAGGACGCCCCGGTGACCGCGAAGGACATGTGCGGCCGTTCGTTGGCCGCGGCGGTCATCAGCGCGGACACGATGACCAGCGCCCGCCGCTCTGAGCTGATCTCCACACCCGAGCAGGTCGGGCCGACGCTGGCCCCGGACAGGTCCGTCCAGCTCGAACTGGACACCGTGCCCGCTCCGGTGTCGGACGCGAAGTGGAACACCTGCGAGTTGACGAACTGTGCCAGCGCGACCCCCGCCGGGGAGGTCAGCAGCTGCTCGACCAGCTCGTCGACGATCGCCGAGGCGACACCGGTCTGTAGGAACCCGACCGCCGCCGCGGCGTTCCCACCGGCCGGCACCAGCCACCGGCCGGCGATCGCGTACGAGGCGAACCCGCGCCCCGACGGCGCCCACTTCTCGACGATCACCACATCACCCGGCTGGTAGCTCAACGCGTCGACCGGGTTGGTGACCACCAGGTCCTGGTGCGTCGACCCGCCGAACGCGACCGTGTTCTCGAACGTGTCCGGGTCGAAGGCCTGGATGATCCCCTGGGTGCGGCCCACCGGTTGCATGCCCCCGCCGACGAGAACCGATGCCAGGTCATCGCTGCGCCAGCTCAAGAGACCACCCGACCGATCACCGCATGCGTCTTCTCCCTGGTCGACCCGGACATGTGCTGGGATGCGGTCAGCGGAACGGTCAGGCTGGAGACCACGTGGATCTCCCGGTTCCCGTCGCGCTGTTCGACCCGGATCGGATGCCACGGGCGCAGCGCCGGGTTGGCGGGGATGTCGAAGTCTGCGGAGTAGGGCGCGCCGAGGGTGCGCAGCAGCCGGGCCCGGGCAACCGTCTCCGCCTGGGCTTCGGTGACGATCAGCGGGCTCGAGTAGAACCCGGGCCGTTTGCCGAACCGGCCACCCCACCGGGTGGGCGAGCTGGCGCCGATGTCGACTGCTACCGCGCGCACCGGGACCTGCTGGTCGCCACCCTCACCGGTGACCACCCACCCGTTGCGCATCCCCTCGGCGGTGACCCTGCGCCCGGGGGTGAGCAGCACCCCGCCGGACCCGGCGGCGACCTCCCACACCGGGGTCGACTCGTCCGGGGGTGATTCGACCCGCAGGAACCCGTCCCCATCCCAGTACATGACCTTGCCGTACGAGTCTGCGAGCTCGGCCAGCACCGCGTACCGGTCGTCTTCGGCGGTCAGCCGCCGGCCGAGATGGGCGGTGGCGGTGTTGTCGTCGAACAGGATCGTCGACTGCGGCAGCACCTCCCCGACCAGGGATGCGAACACGAACGCGACCGTGTCCGACGAGGCGAACGTGCGGGCCACGACCAGCCGGGCGTCGATCAGATGGGCCATCCGGTCCTGCCCGGACAGGACGATCGGCCCGTACGGCGGGTCGTCCTGCTCGGCCGCGTCGATGCGGAAGTAGCCGAGGCTGGCCCACAGCACACCGGAGCCGACGTCGACACCGCGGCGAACCCACAGCTCGTTGCCGTACGGGGCGAACAGGTCGCCGGGCAGCCGGGGGAACCGGGACTGCTCGTCGTGCTCGTCGATGCCAGCGGTGGTCAGGGACACGCTGGCGAACACCTCAGCGGTGGCGTCGTAGGCGACATCCCCGCCGAGGATGGGAATGGTGGTCCCGGCCGGGTCGGGCCCGGTGCGCCAGGTGGTGAGCACCCGGGCGTCGAAGACCGGATCGTGGGAGCCGGAGACGACCGCGGCGAACTCGCTGACCTGCGCCGAGGTGACCGAGGTTGGTGTGGTGATCGACAGGCCGATGGCGAACGACACGATCTGCACGTCGCCCTGCCACCCGGACAGGGTGATCACCATGTGGGTGCCGCTGTCGGCGACGGTTAAAGTGCCGTACTGGTTGCGGCCTTGCTGCCCGCCGAGGTTGTAGAGTGCCGGGTTGCCCAGCGGGGTCGCGTCGATCGCCGCTGACACCAGCACCGGGATGGCGCCGGGCGAGTTGCCGCCGGTGTCCAACGCGACCATGTGCGCGTCGGCTGAGACGATGCACATGCGGCCCAGCCAGCCGTTGGCCGAGAACATGTTCACCATCTCGGCCTGCTCGGTCGCGAACGATGCCCAGGAGTCAGCGGCCGTAGCTATCCAGGTCTGCGGCATCACCCAAACCAGGAACTCAGCGTCGCTGCTGGCCAGAATGCTGGCCATCCATACCTTCTGCGCGGCGCCGAGCATGGTTTTCGAAGCATCGTCCGGGTCGGAGTTGGGTGACCGGTTGTACCGGACGTCGGCGGCCACGAACAGGACCCGGCCGATCTGCCAGCTGTGGTAGATGGCATCGGCGTCGCTCAGCGGGTAGTGCGGCATCCGTTCCCGGTAGACGGTTGCGGCGTTGCCTTTGTCGGCATAGGTGCCGTCGCTGTTGTTGGGGCCGAAGTCGTGATCGTCCCACAGGTAGGCGAAGGCAACTTCCCGGTGCAGCCGTGCCTGCCTGGGCTGGGCGAGGTTGTCGTCGTAGAACGTGCGCCGGTTCGCCAGGCTTTCGCTCAGCCCTGTGCTGAAATCCGAGTAGCCCCAGTCGCCAAGGTTAACGAACATGAGCGGGTCGAGGTCAGCGATGGTGTCCCACGCGGGATGGTTGGACACCCGGTTGGCGTCCAGTTCGCCGCCGGCTTCCCCCGGGAATTCGGGGGTGAGGCCGGCGTCGCCGCACAGTGCCAGGGTGAACGAGCCTGCGGTGCCCAGCGGCGGGTGGGTCCAGAACCGGCCGAGCACGCTGGTGTCGAGGGTGGAGTTGTCCTCGACCTGCCAAAAGTGGCGAGTCGACGCCGCCAGTCCGGTGATCGACACCTTCGCCACACCCTGGGCATCGACAGCCTGGGAGCTGGTGAACACCGGGGTGGTCATGGCCGCGTCGGTAGCGACGGCCACGCGCACGGGCCCACCGCCGCTCACCTTCGCTGCGAACGTGGCGCCGTCGGGGGTGGTGGCGCCGACGACCATGTTGACAACGCTCATGTTGCTGGCACCACCTGCACGGCACGGTGGAACGTCTCAGCGGTCTGGGATGTGACCCGGTGCTCCAGGCGCACGTTGTAGCTGTTGCCGGCGGTCAGGCCGGACAGCAGGTAGGAGGCTCCGGCCCGGTTCCGCGCGCTGCCGTCGGTGTCGACACCGACCTGGGATCTGGTCGCCCGGCGAGCGTTGTTGTCGGCTGCTTCCAGCACCGCAGTTCCCGCCCCGACGGTGGCACCGGTGCGGACCACCGGGCTCACGTAGGCGACCGCGTTGGAGCCGGCATCGACGTCCAACACCGCATTCCAGAACAGCATCACCCGGCCGGAGGTGGGTGCCACGAACGCCACCCCACAGTCGACGTACGTGCCACCTGCCGTGCCGATGCCGAAGCTGGTGTTGGTGAACGTGAAAATGCCGGTGTCGTCGAAGTGTTGCACGGTGGCCGGGAACATCGCGGCCAGAACCTGGCTGACCGCGACCACGTCCACGTCGATGCGGGACAGTTCGTCGTTGACGTCCTCGGCCAAATCCCGGATCCGGACCGGCACGTTCGGCACGTCGGTGCCGGCCGGGAACCGCAGCCCGTACGGGACGGTCGTACCCATCTAGATCACCACCCTCTTCTTGGCAGCCCGACGTTCCCGCCTACGTGCGTTGATTTGCTCCCGCCGAACAGCGCGGCTGTCGTTCTGGCACTGAAGACACCGGGCGCGGCCAGTGTCCGACCGGACAGCGGTGTTCCCCTGCGTCAGCTTGTGACCACGCCGGCAATGCGACGGTGGCGGCCGGGGCGACCGCCTACCCAGATCGAACTTGCCATGGCATTGTGCGCACAGTGGCTTGTACCGTGCAAGATCAGCACTGTACAGGAGACCCCCTTGGTCGGTCAGCGGTGCAGGATCAGTGTGGTCGTACGCCCAGTGACACGCTTCTCCCCCGCAGCCTGCACAGCGATAGCCGCGTGCCGGACCGCGCTCGTCGCGTACTCGCCGGTGGGCACCGTAGTAGCCCACCTGGGACCCCCGGTAGTTCGGGTGTCGGCTCCCGTCGAAAGGCTGCCCCCTGCTGCCGATCTGCGAAGTTCCAACGTCCCCGTACTTCCACCACCTCATGTAGTGCGCCCAGCACATCCCACGGACGATACGATCGGTACGGCCACACTCATCGACGGAGCAAACTCGGGTAGCCTTCACGGCTAGCCCCCTTCCGGTTAGGTCGGATAGGTGGGTCAGAGGCCGTTCGGGGTTACTGCCCCGGGCGGTCTCGCTCAGTCCATAGTACTTGGTCATAGGGTTACCAGCGACTCAGTTGTGGCCATCAGCGCGAGCAGGTCGTCGAACGTGGAGTTCGCGGCGAGCATGTTGTCGAAGCTGCCGTACAGGCCGAGCAGGGCCTGGAAGGTCATGGTTCCGCCGGTCACACCCGCCCCAGGTGGGGCAACCAGCCGGCATGGCAGCCGCCAGTACCGGCGTGGCGAGCTGGCCGAGCGGGTGCGCCGGTCCGGGGCGACGTCGCCGACCCGGACGTGTCCACCGGGCACCACACACCCGTTCGGGGTGTGCAGGAACAGGTGCGGGTTGGCAATCAAGATGATCTGCATGTTGCGGGCCTCGACCGGCGTGTCGGTGCGCAGCTCCACCTCGAACGTGTGTGACGCCCGCTGGTCGGGAGTGGAGATCGGCACCGACCGGCCGGACACCTCGGCCATGCCACCCCGATCGCCCAGCGCCGGGTCGGTGAAGTCGACCACGATGACCGGCCGGTTCAAGAATGGGAACTTGACCGACTTGAGGATGATCTTCCCGCCGTGGCTGGGTGTGATCGAGGTTTGGTTGGGCATCTCAGGCCGCCGGCGGCCAGAAGATGTTCTCGACGATCACCACACCGATGCGGCCGGCACCGCCAGCACGCCCGGTGCCCTGGCTGGCCGAGTTGTTGCCGCCGGAGCCGCCTCCGCCATAGCCCTCTCCAGGCGTGTTCCCGTTGGCGGACAACGAGTTGGTCCGGGCGCCTGCGCCCATCCCCCCGCCAGCGTCGCCACCGGAACCACCACGCGCGCTTACGCTGACCCGCTCGCTGCGGTCGCCGATCCCCCCGGATGCGATGATCTGGCCGGTGCTGCCCGCCCCGGCATGCGGCGCAGCGTTGGTGCCGGAGGCCGGTGGTGCAGCCGCTGTGCCGCCGAGGCCCCCACTGCCGCCGATCGCCACCACGTGAGAGCCGTACGACGCTGAGGAGCCCTGGTCGCCGTTGTTCGCCCCCGCTGTTCCACCGGCGCCGCCGCCGCCGACGGTCACGGTCTCCGTGGCACCCAGGGACGCGGCAGCGATGGTCGACTCGGCGTAGTAGCCGCCCTCTCCGCCGCCGCCGGATGCGCACTCACCAGCCGCGGTGGTAGCCGCGCCGCCGCCGCCGCCGCCGCCGCCGATGCAGCGGACCCGCACCGCGACCAGCCCTAGCGGCTTGGTCCATGTGCCGCTGGTCTCGAAAACCTCCATCAGCGGACCCTCCAATTCCAAGATCGTCACCCGGTAGGTGTTCAGGACACCTTCGGCGTACCCGTCCCAGTCGTCCAACACCGCGCCACCGTTGACGACTGGAAGTTCTTCCCCGCCCCGAACCGGCTGCCAGAACAGCAGGTTCGTCGACCGCTCCACGCGCACGATGCCGTCCGGCAGATCCGACAGGGTGAGCCTGACCCGCCACGTGTCTTCGAAGTAGGCCGCGGAGATCATGCGAACGCCCCCGATCCGGCACGCACACGCCGTTTCAGGCCACGGTCCCGGCTACGCACCACCCGCACCAGCGACTCGTCGATCGCCCGGCCATCGATGATCACCGTCACGTTTGTGTCGCCGCCGCCGCCGGCCAGGTCCTGCTCCCGGGTCAACACCCGCTCCCCGGCCCGGGCGAGAATCGGCACCTCTTTGCCCAGCGGACCCGGCACCACCCCACCGGAGTGCAGGCGGGGGATTGTGGGGATGCTGGGGATGCTGACCCCTGGCACCTTGTTGACCCCCGCGATCAGCGTGTTGATTCCGCCGATCGCAGAGTTGATCAGGCTGATTGCGCCGTTCAGGGCGGATTTCAGCCCGTTCTTGATGCCGTCCCACATGCCGGAGAAGAATCCCTTGATCTTGCCGACGGCGTTGGAGATACGTTCCTTGATCTTGCTCCACTGGTCGGTGATCCAGCCGGTGATCTTCCCCCAGTTTTTGATGATGATCCCGAGCGGGTTGAACCTGAAGAAGATCGTCTTGACCGTCTCGATGGCCCGGCCGATAAACCCGGTGACCTTCTCCCACAAGCCCTTCAGGAACGACCACACCGCCCCGAAAACCTTCAGCGTGACGTCCTTGATCGTGTCCCAGTTCTTGATAATCAGGAACGCCAGCGCAGCGATCAGCAGGCCGATCAGGATCACCGGGGCGGCGGCGGCGATGGTGGCCACCGCGGCAGCGCCCGCGGAGATCGCCCAGGCGATGAACGCCGGCACCAGCAGCACAGCGATAGCGATCCCCACAGCGGGGATGACCTCCTTGTTCTTCCCGATCCACTCGACCAGCGCCTGGATCGCCGGCACCACCTTGTCGGCAATGAACCTGGCCACCGCCTGCAGCGCGGGGACGATGTGCTCGCCGAACCAGCTCGCCAGGTCCCGCAGCGCGGGGACGATGTGCTCCTGGATCCATCCGGCCATGCGCCTCAGCGCGGGGACACCCTTGTCTTCCATCCACGCCGCGAAGGTGCCCAGCTTGACGGCAACCTTGTCGATCACCGGGATCAGGAACTTGCCCAAGGTGTCCTGGAAGGACCGCCAGGCGACCATCATCCGGTCGGTGGCGGTCATCTGCGCCTTGGCGGAGCCACCAACCTGTGACTCAACCTCGCCCAAAATGATCTTTTGCGCTGACAGGATGTCACCGGATTCAACCAGTGTCTTGATCTGCTCCTTCTGGGATTCGGTGAACGTGATCCCGGATCGGGTCAGCGCGGTGATGCCCGCCAGCGGGTCGTTGAGTGCCTTGCCCAGCTGCTTGGCCGCGGAGTCGACCGACCCGAACCCGGCCGCGGACAGGTCGACCGCGGCCTGAGTGGACCGGTCGAAGATCGCGTTGCCCTTGCCGGCCTCGTTGTGGATGTTTTTGAACGTGAGCAGCAGGTTGGCACCGGTCTGGATCAGGTCCCCATCCACGCCGGTGGCCCGCTCAATCGAGTCGGACAGCTTGGTGACCTCTTCGGCGGTGACGTTGGCGACTCCGCCGGTGGCTTTGATCACCGCCCCGGTCTGGGCGACCACCTTCTGGTGCTCCCGCCACCCTTCAACCGCATCCTTGCTGATCTTGAGCACGCCGGCGCCGACCGCGACCAGCCCAACCCCGGCGGCCAGCGTGGCCTTGCGCACCACGGTGCCGAACTTGCCGGCGGACTTGCCGGCGGAATCCAGGCCCCGTGTATCGGACCGGAACCGGACGATCAAAGTGCGCACCCCGGCGGCCATCAGCGGCCGCCCGTCGTTCTGCGCGCAAGGTCGAATCGCCTATGGCACGGCACGCACAGCGGGATGTAGTGCGACAGGTCGAGACTGTAAGGGCGCCGGATGCGAGCGTCGATCCGCTCATCGGGGTCGGAGTGGCTGTAGGCCCATTCAGCGGCCTGGTTATCGCAGTGCGCACACGAATGGTCGGATGCCGCTCCACGCTGAGCGCGCAGGCGATCGTGAACGCCGTGGTATCCGGCTGCGTCGCCGACGTACCTCGGATTCTCTGAACCGCGCAAACCCCGGCGTGGTCCAGAAGGAAGCCGGACGGTCGGGTCGCCGTGCTTCCGCCACAGCTGGTAATGCGCGGGGCACCAACCCCTGGACCGGGCCAGCTTGTAGCACTCCAGCTCTTTACACGAACGCCCCTCCCACGACCATCTGGCCAGCTCAGCCGGGCCGACATCACCAGTCTTCCGCCAACGGCGGTAATGGCCGGGGCAGAATCCGCGGCAGCGCGCCGGGCGAGGGCAACCGTCGGGATGCTTGCACTGTTGGCCGCGAGGTCGGCGTGGTTCAAACACCACAGGCCCGAGGTCGCCACTTCTCCGCCGCCGGTCATAGTGCCCTTGACACCAGCCACCAGATCGGGCCGGCCGCAGGCAGCCGTCGGGGTGGGTACAGGTTCGGGTAGCCTTCACGGCTAGCCCCCTTCCGGTGTAGTCGGATAGGTGGGTCAGAGGCCGTTCGGGGTTACTGCCCCGGGCGGTCTCGCTCAGTCCATTGTCGCATGCCAGTGCGGCCGTCACTCAGACCACCGCCGCGCTATCTCATCAGCTGCGGCGTTCCACTCCCGCTCGATCGTGGCCTGCTCCCGGTCTGCCACGCCGAACAGCCACGAACCCTTCCGGCCGGTATGTCCCTTTTGAAACTGTTGGTGCTTGTTGCTGCCGAATTCTGCGCCGAACAGCACGGCCCACGCCGGCACCTTCTTGCGGCCGACCCGCTTGCTCCCGCCGGCGGCGATCACCGGAACCCGGTCCCGCCGGGCCCGGACCGTTGGCACCAGCAGCGCGGCCTGCGGCGACCGGTCCGAGGCGGCCGCGGCCTTCACCTTGCCGGCCAGTGTCTGCGCCAGGCTTTTGGCCCGGTCCCGCAGCTCGTTGTTGGCATCCTTCGGCAGCTTCCGGAACGCCCTGAGGGCGGCCTCGACGCCCTCGATGCGCACGTTCATGGTCAGGGTCTTCTTGGCCACCGCGCGCACCTCCTATCCAGACACCCGGCCCCGCGGGTCCTTCGCTTCGTGAGCGGCCTTCTCCAACACCTCCAGCGCGGTTACGACCGACCGGTATCCCTCTTCGGCCCAGAGCGCCGGGGGGATGCCGGTGGCGATTGCGAGCTCGACGAGGATGCGGCTGAGGGAGCCGCGGGGGTAGGGTCCGGGTCCGCCTCGTCCTCGTCCTGGTCAACCGGGTTCACATCCACGTCCTGTTCGAACTCGGACAGGCTGCCGGTGTACATGCCCTGCCGGCGGGACGCGAAGTACGCCAACCCGTACAGGTCGCCGATCTTCGTGTGCTCGGCCATGTCACCGAACGCCCGGCCCTTGCCCGCCTTCTCCCACACGAGCACGTCCCGGGCGTAGGCGGTCACGACGTACGGCTCGCCACCATCAGGACTCACCCGGAACGTCATCATGCCGATGCACCGATTACGAGGATGTCGTAGCTGACCGTGGAACCGGCGCCGCTGTTGGTCACCCGGAGCAGATCCCCGGTGGTCGCTACCACCGCGTACCCGGTGGCGTCGGCGGCCCCGGCGAACGCGGCGAAGCCGGCCCCCGGCCGCAGGATGACCGTGCCGGTGGCACCGAGCAGCGGAATCCACGTGGCGGTAGCCGAGTTGCCGACCACCACGTTGTTCACGTTCGCGGGGGCGGCAACCACCAGCAGCGCCTTCACCCGCAGGAAGCTCAGGTCGGCGCCCAGCGGATCCTGCAGCATCGTCCCGGCCAGGTCGAGATCCTCGTCCGCCGAGGCGCCCAGGGTGCGGGTGTCAGCGAACAGCAGGTCGGCCTGCCCAGCGGCAACCCCGTCGACCAGGCTGACGTTCAGCGACTTCAGCGCGGTGGCCACCGCATTGCCCAGGTCCTGGCTCTGGGTGAGCTTCCCCGATGCCGAGACCAGCAACTTCGACTCCATAGACATCAGGACCTCCTAGATCCGCACGTACTCAAGGTTGGTGACCATCAGGGTCACCGTCTGGATCTCGGTGGTTCGGGCCTCACCACCGACCGCGGGGGCCTTCAGCCGCACCGTCCCGGAGAACTGCACCGTCTCGCCGACGGTGCCCGGGTGGTGCACGATCGTGCACGCCGCTTCCTGGCCCCGGTTCTCCCACAGGTAGTCGGAGATGCCGCCGGAGCGCCAGTCCCCGAAGAACTCCAGCTCCAGCGACGGCTCCGGGTCGGTCTCTTCGACGAACTCGCCGTCCGGGCAGAACGTGAACTGGCGTTCCCCGTCCTGCTCGCCGCTTTCCAAGGTCCACGACCGGACCTGGCATTCGAACTGGTTGCCGCCGACGGACAACTGGACCAGCTTGTGTCGCCGGTTGTGGACGGTCATGGCACCCTCCCTAAAGCTCGTAATCAATCTCGATGGCGTACGCCGGCAGGTTGCTGCCACCGGTGGGGAACGTCGTCGGCAGGGCAGCCGCGTCCCCGTCGCGCACCGACGCCTCCTGCACCTGCTCCTCCACGGCCGCGGCGACCACCGGAACCAGGTCCCACAGCTGCTCCATCGCCCGCTCGTCAGCGCGGACGACCACGAACACGGTGAACCGTGCACTGGTCGGCGCGGGGCAGAACGCGCGCCAGCCCAACGCCGGGGCACCCAGGATCGCCGCCGGCGGGTCGACGGCAGCCCCGGCGTCCCGGAACACACGCAGCCCCTCGACCGTGCGCAGCGCCGTCTCCAGCGCCTCCGCTGCCGCCTTCACCTCGCCGGCCATCAGCCCACCTTCTCGCAGATAACGACACGGCCGTTCAGGTCGAACCCGACGGGCGTGTATCGCACCTGCCCAGCGATGACCAGGCGGCCGGCAGCATCAGTGGCCAGGCCTGCACCAGCCGCCTCGACGAGCAGCTCAGCTGCTATGCCGATCCGCTGATCGGCGCGCACCACTGTGAGGCTGCCATCATCCTCACGGCGGACATCCACCTCGCCGTAGTCGGCCATCAGCCCACCACCGGCAGAGCATGACGGCCGACCCGCAGCAGCCGGTCAATGTCCGGGTCGAAGCTGGGCACCCGGGATGCGCCCAACTCCCCCATCTCGATCAGCGCGTCCGGGGAGCGGCGGCGGGTGTGCCACCGCGATGCCAGCCGCACCGTGCCCAGCACCAGATCCGCGGTCGGCTCCGGCAGCGTGCTGCCCAGGTCGCCGTCGTAGTTGAACCGGGGTCGCACCCGCTGCACGAAGCTGACCGACGCGTCCAACACGGTCTGCAGCCGGTCGTCGTCAACATCCAACGCAACCGGGTCCTCGCCGCGAGAGCGCAGATCCTCCTTCAGCTCGTCCAACACCGGCGGCCAGTCCATGGTTACCTCGCCAGGTCCAGCGCGGCCACGGTCACCGACGTGGCCGAGGAGTAGGTAACCGACACCAGCGTTCCGTGGCTGACGCCGGCGTTGACCTGGATCGCCGCGGTGGCGCCAGCCGGCACCGTCACCGCGGACAGATTGCCCACGGTTACATCGTGCGATGCGGCGTCGCCGTTGGCCACCAGCAGCAGCACCGGCAGCGACCAGCCACCCAGCTCCGAACCGCCGGGCACCTCATCGCCGCCGCCGCTGGCCGCGGTGAACGTCACGTCGTCGAGCCCGTCCCCGATTCGCTGCAGGGCGATAGTGGCCATCACTCACCGCCCTCGTCCTCGAAGGTGACCTCCGGCGCTGGCGCGTCAATCAAGCAGGTGTGCTTGCGCAACGTGCCGTTCTTGTTGACCGCCACCTCCTTGCCACAGTCCGGGCAAGCGGCCCGGTCAGGCCAGTCGTTGGTCGAGCCGACCGGCGGCATGTCACTGTTCGACTCCGGCTGCGCCTGCTCACGGGATTCGGCGGCCTGCCGGTCCGCTTCCCGCTCGGTCTCTGTCAACTGGCCAGTGACCACAGCCGGCGCGGGCCGGGTACCAGTGGCCAGGCCGGGCACGTAGAGCACCCAGCCCTTCCCGTCGCCATGGTCAACCCAACCACCACACCGGATCATGATCAGATCCCGGCGGTGGTACGGACCGCGCTGAGCCCCACCGGGCGCAGCAGGTGCGTGGCGAAGTAGCCGAACAGCGCCAGGTCGATGAACGTCGGACCTGACCGCTCCTCGTACCGGAAGGTGAGGGTCGGCGACTCCCATGCCCACGCGTCCATGCTGTTGAGGGTGAACACGTCACCCTCGCCGGCGCCGACCTCGGTGATCGCCCATGCGGGGACGTGCGCCAGCCCGTCGACGAACCAGCCCTGGGTGACCGCGTTGCCCAGCCCGGACGTGTTCTGCGCACCCACCGAAGGCAGCAGCGGCCGCTCGGTGGTGTCTACCGCGGTGGCGAAGAACGTGGTTGCCCGCTGTGACATCAGCGCCTGGTTCGGCGCGGCGAACCGGCGGAATGGGTACAGCGCCAGCTGTGTGCGGACCGCGGCCAGCAGTGCGGCGCCGTCCGCGGTGGTCGTGTCCGACACCTGCGCACCCGAGGTGGCGAACCCGCTTGTGATCGTCCCCGACTGGGCGGTGTTCAGCATCGTGTACACCTTGGATTCGGTCTGCTGCGCGTACGACTCGCGCATCGCAGCCAACGCGATCTGGTCGATCGCCGGGTTCGACGAGTCGACGATCTCGCGGGTCAGCTTCAGCAGGCCGGACACGGCACCCGGGGTGACCGTGGTCGTGTCGAAGGCGAGCGTGCCATCTGAGGGGCCGGTGCCTTCCACGTGGTTGGCAGTGGCGCCGGTGGCGCTACCGAAGACCGGGACCACGAACGGGGTTGCGTTGGAAATCGTTCCCCGCGACAGGGCGTTGACGAACGGACGCTGCTGCACCATCTGCGGCACGAACAGGTCCGGGCGGTATCCCGGCGGGATGACCTCCGACGCGGTTGAGGTGTCCGACGGGGTGAACTGCAGCGCATGGCTGGTCGCGAACTGAAGCCGCGACGTCGCAACCTTCGCCATCTCCTCGGTCTGGAAGTGGAACTTCTTCAGCCGCTCGTAGGCGTCGGAGTCGCCGTGGAACCGGGAGTTCCACGCATCGCGCACCAGACACGGGCCTGCACCGTTGAGGGTGTACACCGGTGCCTCACGGCCAACGGTGTACCGGGCCGCGCGCACCGGCTGCGGGCCGTCACGCTGCGGGTCGTAGATGTTCTCCAGGGCAGCCTTGATACCGGTGGACACCGACTCGCCGATGCTCTCGGTCAACCCTTCCACCAGCTGCTTGTGTGAGGCGGCCATCGACTCGCCGACCTTGGTCACATAGTTGTCCAGGTCGAACTGTGCGGCGGGCGCAGGCTCCTTCTTCTCGGGCATGACGCCCTTCCCTTCTCTGGTTGCGGCCACCCGGGTCACCCGGGCGTCGTCGAATGCGGGCATGCCTGTCAGAGCCGTTCCGCGCAGGCTGGCCTGGCGAACCAGGCGAACACTCTCGTCGGACGGGTCCGGCTGCCACTGGTCACCGAGGTCGTCGTTGAAGTCGACCTCGATCGAAAACCCGTCGAGGATCCTGTCCTCGGCGCCAGACAATGCCCGGTCACCCTCCGGGCCGCGACCCACCTTGAAGGTGGCTACCAGCCCCCGGTTACCAGACTGAAGTCGGGTTGCTCGGCCAACCAGCTGGGAGAAGTCGTGGTGCAGGTTGAGCTTCACGCGGCTGACATCCGACCAGCGCAGGCTGTCGGGTGCGAACCGCCACTTGCTGAACCCGGACCGTGCGACCTTGTTCCAGGGCACGACCATCCCGGTGATCGTTCGCCGCTCGGCGTCCACCTGGAACGTCTCCGCGACCTCATCGTCGTCGAACTGGACCCGCACCACCTCATCGCCGGTGGTGCGGCTGAACTTGACAGGCTGAAGATTCATGGCCGGGGTTCTCCCGTTCTGGCCGTTGGCCGGGCTCGCCGGCGGGGTGGCGGGCGCGGCCCGCTGCTGCGCGGCGGCACGCTGCGCCGGGGTCAGCGCCGGCCGATCCTCCAACTCGCGGACCTCATCCTGCGTGTACGCCCCGACCTCAAGACCGATCTTGTACGTCTCCATCCGGGTCTTCGTGTCCGAACGCAGGAACCCGGCCAGCCGCACCCGTGCGATGTAGCCGCGGGGCAGCACATCCCGCATCGACAGCCGGTCCTGCACCGCCGACACGTACGCGCCCAGGTTGAAGTCAAGCAGGTCCTGCCGGCGCTGCTCCCCGTTCTGATACGTCCGGGAGGTGGTGCTCACCCCAAGGTCTTCCGGGTCCACCCCCGCAGCCCTGGCGATCTCCAGCACCGCATGCTGCCGCTGGGCGGCCAGCTGCAGCTGCTCCGGGTTCCACTGCAAGGACTTGGCGGTCACCCCTTGCACGTAGCCCCAGGCGCGTCGGTTGCGGGACAGCTGCCACTCGTCGAGCAGCGCATCGACCTCGGACCGGTCGGTGCCGTCGTTGGCCGACCCGGCCGCGCTGGACAGGCCGTCGGTGCCCTCCTGCGGTTCGAAGTAGCCCAGCGGGACCGGGTCATCCGAGTACAGGGCGGCCGCCCGGTCCAGCTTCAGACAGGTGCGGATGGCCCGGGCGGCGTGTACCAGCAGCGGCGGGTTCGGAGAGTCGAACCGGATCACATCCCGGTCGCCGACCGGAATTCCGTCGATGAACACCTGCCCGTCGACCGGGAACGGCTGGTCCGGCGATATCTGCTGCTGTGAAGGCATCGACGATCCGACCGGGGCGACATGCACCGACTCGACCGGCACATGCTGGGCCTCCATCGGGAACCCGTGCCAACCCACCCGGGTTACCCGCCACCACGAGATCCCCTCGAACAGCAGGTCCTCGTACGTCTGCGCCAGCACCACCGAGTTGGCAATGTCCGGGTCGATGTTCCCGCCGAGCAGGTAGGTCCCGCGGTCCACTTCCAGCTTGTCCGGGCCGATGACCGTGTGCGGCAGCGACCCGAGCGTGCCGGCAATCAGGTTCCGCGACCGGAGCACCGCCGGCACCTGCAGCGCGTCGCGCCGACGCATCCGCGGTGCGACCGCCCCGTCGCCAGTCATCGCCTCCAACATCTCCTGAGGGACTTCCAGCGAGAACTGAGCCTTCGGGCGGGCTGCTTCCATCGTCAGCGGCTCCCTGGGAGCGCCGAAGATTCCACGCCAAAAACCGGCCACGACCAGAGCATACCGTAATTCCCTATAATCCTATGGGACAGGTAGGACAGCTAGGGATGGTGGTGCCGTGAGCCTCCGAAGCGCAGACGAGTTGCTGCTACCCACCGTCCAGCACACGATCGCGAACCTGACCCTGCGGCCCGAGGACTCCGCGGCGGCCACGTTGGCCGAGCGGTACGCGGCCAGCATCGACGCCGACCCCGAGCAGCTGAAAGACCTCGGCCCGCGGCTGCTCGCCACGCTCGAAGCCCTCGGTGCCACACCCCACGCCCGCGCCGCGGTAAGCAAGGGAGGTGCCACCGGTGGCACCACCAAGCTCGACCAGCTCCGGGAAGCTCGCCGGGCGTAAACGTTGCGCCGAGGGCGGCTGCCGGAAACTGGCACCGCGCGGCGGCGAACTCTGCACCAGCCACGTGCCGCCGCAGGAACCGGCCGCCCACCTGTACGCCTCGAAGGTCGTCGGCCGCACGGAACCACGGCTGTGGACGGCGCCACTACGACCGTTGACCCGAGACACCACCCGCGGATATGAGGCCAACGAGTTCACCGACATCATCGGCGAGCCGAACCTTCCCTGGCAGCAATGGCTCAACATCCACGCCCTGGAGCTACTCCCAGACGGCACCTACCGATTCCGAATCGTCCTGGTCATCGTTGCCCGGCAAAACGGTAAATCCACGGCAAAACGGAAGCTCAGCCTGTGGCGGCTGTACCTCGACGGCGCCCGGGTCGTGCTAGGCACGGCACAGGACGTCGCCCTTGCCCGCGAACAGATGAACCTGTGCAAAGCCACCATCCACGCCTGCCCCGACCTCAAAGGGGAGTGGGGCGGCGAGCGCAGCGTCAACGGCGACGAACAGTTCTGGCTACAAAGCAACGCACCACCCGGCACACCCCGCGAAGCGCTGCCCCGCTACCTCATCAGAGCCACCAACCGGAAAGCCGGCCGCGGACTGTCAATCGACGAACTAAACATCGACGAACTCCGCGAACAGCGCGACTGGAAAGCATGGTCAGCACTGTCGAAAACGGTCATGGCCCGCCCAAACGGCCAGATATGGGTCATGTCGAACATGGGCGACGAAGAATCCGTAGTCCTCAACCAGCTACGAGCCGCCGCCGGAGTCACCACCGGACCAGACGGCGTGTCCATACTCGGACCAGCCCGCGACCCATCCATCGGCCTGTTCGAGTGGTCCGCGCCGGAAGGCTGCGACCTCGACGACTGGGCCGCCATCGCCCAAGCCAACCCAGGGCTCAACTGCGGCGGCCCAAACCAAGCAGCCATCCGCACCGCGCAAGCCACCGACCCGCCCGAGGTCTACCGCACAGAAGTCCTATGCCAGAAGGTAGACACCCTCGACGGTGCAATCCCGCTGCCAGCGTGGAAAGACTGCTCCGACCCCACCGGCAACCTCAACGACCTCCGCGACCGGATCGTCGCATGCATCGACGTCGCAGCCGACGGGCAGCACGTGACACTAGCCGTCGGTGCCGAGCTCCACGACGGCCGAGTCCGCGGTGAAATCTCCGCAGCCTGGAAGACCACCCGCGAAGCAAGAGCCCAACTGCCCGACCTGCTCAACCAGATCAAACCCAGGATCACAGCCTGGTACCCATCCGGGCCCGCCGCCTCGCTGGCACCCATCCTCCGGTCGAGAGCCGGAAGCCACGAGCTGAAGGGCCAGATGGTCACCGAAGCCTGCCAAGGCCTGGCCGACCTGGTAGCCGCCCGGCGGGTCATCCACCCCAACGACCCACTCCTCAACGCGCACATCGCCGGGGCCACCCGATACCACACCGGCGACGGATGGCGCTTCGTACGCCGCGGCGCCGGCCACGTCGACGCAGCCTACGCGTTCGCCGGAATGACCTACACCAGCCTCACCGTGCCATACGCCCCGAAGATCCGCCCCATGGTCATCGCCGGAGGGAGACGTGCCTGATCTTGGGGGAGGGAGAAACAGAGGGACGTGGATACGAGCGGCGTCCGGTTCAGGGAAAAACGACTGAGTTGTCCGTTTTCACCATTGTGTTCTCGGTTTTGGCGCTGGATCTGCTGCGCCTCGCTCATCGGTGGTGTTGCGGTTGCACACGGCATGTTGTGGCCCTGCGTAGGTGTGCCGGTCACCTGGCACATGGCCAAGGTCCCATGCCTGGCCAGGGTGGATGGGCTGGTCGCAGCGTGAGCAGCTGGCACCGCCTGCTGCTACCAGGGGTGCCCAGCGGCGGCGTAGCCGTTGGTGTGTGTTTCCGTAGCGCTGCGCATGGCCTGCAGTGGTCCAGTTGCGGCTCATCTACCGCTCCCAATGCTGGGCGCTGGCTGCAGGTGATACAGATCTGTATCACTCACGGCTGTGGCTCTTCCCACCAGCTGTCCTCGGCCCCGTCGCGCCGTGCCTGCCGTAGCCGCTGCTCGGCTCGAGCCATACGTTGCCGGTGGCGGGCGGCGAGCCCGTGCCGGCGGGCTTCGGCGAACTGTGCCCGGACCGCGGCCGTGTGCTGCCGGCGTCGTTCCCGTTCGGCGGCTGCCTGCTCGATGCGCTGGCGGATCTCGGCGGCCAGAGTTTCATGGTCGATCATGAGCGGCTTCCTTGGTCGGGGCAGCGGTGCTGCCGGTGGATGGTGTTGCGGTGGTCGGTTGCGCGGATGCGTAGCCGGTCGCGGTGGAGGAGTTCGCGGGCGGTGGTGAGGGTGTAGGTCCAGCGGCCTTCGACAAGTGCCTGGATCTCTTGGGCGGCATCGATGGGCGTCGTATCCACGCGTACTGGCAGGCCTTCGGAGACTGCGACGAGTATGGATGCTTTACACCGCGGGCAGGCTCCGGTTGTGGTCTGGGTGGTGACCAGGTGGCGGGTCATGGCGATCACCAGTCCGGCCACGTCTGCTGGGACTGCTGGGACTGCTGGTACGGTTTCCCATCGCCCGGAGGCGTTCCCCCTTCAAGATCATCTAGGGGATTTTGCTCCTTAGGGCTGGAAAAGGTCCCTGCAGTCCCTGCAGTACCTGCACTTGACTCCGAGCATGTGTCTGGGTATGTGACGATTTGCCACTGTATCGTTCCGACCCTGTTGGCCTTGCGCTTCCGAACCGCCTTGTTGTTCGCCCAGCGCCCCTCGCGGTACCCCAACCACATGCCAAGCGATCTTGCGATCATCCTAGGATCACCCGTCTTCGATATTTTCGCGCCGAGTTCGCCCGGCAGGGCATCGAGGGGAATGGAAGCTGCGTGCACAACGTCAACGCGGTCCAGCAACTCCTTGGCGGTCCAGAGCCGGTCGTCGAAGACGTGGTGGGCGGCGTCCAGGAAGGTGCTCAGGTCATCCTCGTCGTCGGTAGCTTCCTGTCCGGCGCTCTCGGGTGCGTCGAACATGCCTGTCACACCGGCAGTAGTTAGGATGCCCCGGATCGTCCCTACCCAGCGGCCGTAGATGTCGCCGACCTGCTCGGTTGGCTGCCCGGCAACTACCCAGGCGCGCACCAGGGTCAGCAGCGCCACCATCAGCTCGCCCCGATGCTCGTTGACCCATCTGGGCAGGTCTGAGATGGTGAATCCGGTGCGCCGCTCGGGGTGGGGAGCACCAGGGTCAATGGTGATCCACAGCGCGCGAGGTAACAGGTCACCGCCAAGCCTGGCATTGTTGCTTGTAATGGTCCAGATTCGGTCGTTGCGACGTCGGATCATCTCATCGGTTCGGCCGAGCTGGCGAGCGTCAAAGGTGGCGGATGTGAGTAGACCGTCGAGGGTGCCGGATTTCAGTGTGCCGGTAACGTTGTCGAAGCAGATGACGGGACCGGTGGTCACGTTCAGGATGGTGGACAGGGTTTTGGACCATTCAGCCTCGTCGGTGGGTACCTCGGCCCGGAATACTCCTCCGTGCAGAATCCGCAGCACCGATGCCAACAGCGTCTTACCGGAACGCCGCATTGGTGCGGTGAATACGCCGAGCTTGTACGGCGGCCCAACCAGTTCTCGGAGCATGGGTGTGATCAGCAGCCCGTAGAAGTTGGCCGCGTCATGGCGGGTTAGGAACGGGAACCCTGCGACCATCCGGTCGAGCAGCGCGACCGCAGCCGCCGTTTGTTCGGTCGACGGACTCTCCGGTACCTCTGGCACGATCAGCTCGCCGGGGAGGTAGAGCAGCTTGGTGTGGGTGTCGTACCCAGGCTGGTTCAGGATGCTGCCGTCGGCTCGAACGATGGGGGTGTGGGTGACGCCGCGGAGCAGGCGCAATCCTCGCATCATGTCGATGGCGTTGGCGGCGGTCTGGGCAGCAGTTTGCGGGAACAGTGCCGGCTTGACAGTCTCGTTGCCGCTCTTGGTGATGGTGGTGCGGACGCATCGGTACCGGTAGCTGACTTGCGCGGCGAGCCCGGGACCGGTGACGGTTCGGATCTGGGCTGGTCCGTCGCTGTCCCGGTCGTCTTCGCTCAACGGCAGGTACCCGTCTTCACCTTCGCGGGGGGTGAACACCAGGTTGTCGCCCCGCAGGAACATGCCTGCGAGGTGGCCACGTCCGAGGTGGTTGCGTAGCCAGTCGGCGGCGACCGCCGGGTTGGTCACGTCCAACTCGGGTCGCACCGGGTCGGCAGCCGCACGTTCGGCGCTCTGGTCGGTGGTCTGCTCCTGCCGGCCATCCTGGTCGGGCCGCTGTTGGCCGGTGAGGTCGTACAGGTCGTCGTCGGTGGCGCAGTCGCATTCCTGCGCCGGCTGCGGATTGGCTGCTGCGGCGAGCCGGATGGCCCCGACGAGTAGGTCCCGGTATTCGGCTTGCGCCTGGTCGGCGCTGCGGGTGTTGTCGCCGCGGGCCGGGTCGAGCGCGGCAGCGGTGAACGCGTGTCCGAGCTGGCCGAGAGCGCCGCTGACCCCGGCGTGTCCTTCCCCGCCGAATGCGGTCAGCGCCCGGGAGCTGTCGCGGGCGATTTCGTGCCGGGCCCCTCCACCGGCGGTGGTGAGCTGCCGCACCGCTTGTTCGAGAACGAGGGCAACGGGTGGGCAGGGGTCGCCGCCACGCAGCTGTCCCAGCCATGCGACGGCCTCGGCCTGGTGCAGGTCGCTAGCCTGCGCCCTGGCGTACGGCCTGGCCAGGGCGACCACCCATGGCAGGGGCAGCTCGGGTAGCCCGGCGGGGCCGGGTGGCTGGTCGGCAGCCTTGCCGGCGGGACTGGTCCACCGGTACTTGCGGCCGGTGATGGGGTGGATCGAGGGGGCGGCGACCAGGTACCGGTGCCCGGCGTGGATGGTTTCGATGCCGGGTAGCGCGCTGATCCAGTTGACGCCGACCGGGACCTGGAACAGGCGGATGCCGGAGATTCCGTCGTCGCGGCTGGTGGAGACCCAGGTGGCCGGCAGCGGGCCGTGTTCGGCTTCCAGTTCGGCGAGGGTGGCGGCGCCGGGTTTGTCGCCGTAGGCGTCGACGTCGATGCCGAGGATGTCTGCGGGCATGCGTAGGGCCAGGTTGCCGGTGCCGCGGTCTTCGATCCAGGTCACGATGTCGGCGTAGCTGGGGTAGGGGGCGCCGTGGCCGGTCCACCCGTCCGGTGGCGGCGACTTCTTCCCGGCCGGCAGGGGCAGCACACCACGCCAGCCGGCCTGCCAGTAGCGCTCGGCGGCGGCGGCGTAGGGGCCGGTCACCGCCAGCTCCGCTCGCCGAGCAGGTCGTTGGCGACGTTCAGGTCGCGCATGAGGTCGGGTGGTCCGCCGACGTCGGGGTGGAGAACGAGGGCCAGCTTCCGGTAGGCCTGCTTGGCCTGCTCCGGGCTGAGCTTGGACAGGAGGTCTTCGGCCCAGTTGGAGCGGCGGGCCGAGGATTCGTTGCGGGCCCGCTGGCCTTCCTGGCGCAGCCGCTGGTTCTCGCGCAGCAGGTCACGGTTTTGTTCCTTGGCGAGTCGCAGCTTCAGCTCTAAGTAGCTGGTGTCCCGGCCGCCGCCTGGTGGTGGGGTGCGGTCCCCCGGTGGCCGTTGGTGGATCTGAACCGTGTCGCCGAAGGCCTGCAGGGCGATGACCAGGGAGGGGACCTGGTTGGCGGGGATCGACCAGAATTTGGCTTCCTTGTCCCAGGACCGGCCGGGGATGGTCCTGATGATCTCGACCCGTTCCGGGTTGTACGGCGAGTAAACCTCGGCGTCGAAGGTGTCGACTTCGATGCGTACCAGGGCCACGGGGGCTCCTCCCTCTCGGGTTGTTGCTGGTGCCCCGCCGCGACTTGGGCGCGGGTGTGCCGGCCGGTTCCGGTCCCGGGGCGGTTGCGGATCAGACGAGCTGCGGGGTGCGGCCGCGGTCGCGCAGCGCGAGTTCAGCCGAGCCCTCGCTGTCCCACACGAAATTCCAGCCGTCGACGTCGCGGCGCAGGTCGCCCCACGCGGTTGTGATGGTGCCCCAGCCGTTGACAATCCCGTCAATGCCGGAGTCGGCCCGGCCCCGGTGGTCCAGCTCGTCGACCACGGCGAGTAGCAGCTCGCACAGTGCGAGCGTGCTCATCCTGTTCGTGTTCATGACTTCTCCTTGTCGGTCTCGATCGCCGGCAACTGCAAGGCCGGCATGAGGTCCTCGGCGGACGGCAACGCGGCGAGGAACTGTGTAGCCTCCACCGACTCAAAACCGCCGGCCATGAGCTGCTCTTGCAGGCCGACCGACTGCCGGTCGATCTCCAGCTTTGCCTTTTTGCCGCTGGCCGCGGCCTGGGTGCGTACCGCCATCCGAAGCTCGCTTCGCCGCTCCTTGGATGCGTTCTCGCCACGGCGGAACCAGTACAACTCGGCTGAGGGTCGGAACTCGGCCGGGATGCCCAGCTCGGCGCAGCGCGCGTCGAGCTTCGCCTTCAGCTCTGCCATGTACGCCCGGGCCTCGACCATCAGGTCCCGGAACGCGTCGTCATCCTCCTTGAATCTGGCCGACAGGGCCGCCTCGGCGTCGGCGAGGATCTGCGCCTCCCGGGCCGCAACGTCGTCCTTGGCGAGCTTGGCCCGCTGCCGAACGATCTTCGTCAGTTCCAGTCGTTCAGTTCTGTTCATGTTGCTCATGGGGTTCTCCATGGGGTCTACTGGCCGGCGGGGCCGGGCGCGGTGTTGGCGCGCCCGGCCCCCTTCCTGGACGGTTCAGAACGCCTGCTGCTGGCCCATTGCGGCCCGCAGCGTTGCCTTCTGCTCGTCGGACAACGCAGCCCACGCACCCGGGTCGACCCCGGCCGGCGGGATGTCGCCGGCTGCACCACCAGCAGGTGCCCCGGTCGGCGTTCCGGTCGGCGGCTGGTCGGCGGCCTGCGCCACCGGGTCCGGCGGCTCGTACTTGGCCGAGTAGACCTTCGGGGGGTTCTTCTTCCCGACCGCCTGGCCGTCGCCGGTGTACGTGACGGTCAGCTTGCCGCCGATCTCCAGCCGCTTCGCGCCGGCGCTGCGGACAGCCGAGGCGACCGCCTTCTGCAGCGCGGCCTTGACGTACAGGGCGCGGGTGCCGTCGTCGTCGGCGATCTCCGGGTCCCGCTCGTCAGTTGCCAGGATCACCCTGGCCTGCATCCGTGGCCGGCCGTCCGACCACACCAACGGCTCGTTGGTGTCGAAGTCGGTCTGCTGCATCAGCTCCGGCTCCTTGGTCACCGCGCCGGTAATGCTGGACCCGATCGACGGGAACTTCGCGCCGGGTATGCCGACCCCCATGAGGAAGTCGTTGGCATCGTATTCCTGGGACATGTTGCTCCTTTGTGTAGTGTCCCTGTGTTACAGGATTCCGGGCATGGTTGTTGGGACGTCGACGGGTGCGCCCGGGCATCCGCTGGCGTCAGCCGGCCCACCAGAGGGCCGGAAGCTGGGACAATGTCGACAACCCTTGCTGGGGGTTGCGGGGATCAGCGACCAGCGGTCCGGGTTCTGCTCCGGGTCCAGCTGGTGCAGCAGAGCGGACAACCGACCGAGCCGGTCCAGTCCTTGCAGGGCGATCCGCTCGTCGTACGGTTCGACGTGGACATGCAAGCCTTTGCCAGAAAAGTCGCCGCCAAGGTTGTCCGACCGCGGGTAGCAGATTAACGCGACTTCGCGGACGTTGCGGCCGGCGCGGGCATGGCCATACCCGTAGGAGTGCAGCTGCACTCTGTACTTTTCCGGGATGTCCCCGTTCCGGATCGCCTGCAGCGAGGTCACGCCGAGCAACTTGTGGTCGCACACCCGGCCGGTGTCCACATCGAACAAGTCGCACGTTCCCGAGTACCCGTCGGTGAGGAACACGCGTTCCTCGATCAGGTAGCGGACCCGGCCGAGCCGCTGGTTCTCCGCCTCGTACGCGCCTGCGAGCCAGACGTGCCAAGCGGTGCCGACATCGGCCAAATGGCTGTCCCGGCTGGTGTTCACCGCCGGCATCTCGAACAGCTTGTAGGCCACGGCCCGGTCGCACGGGTCGCCGATCTCCGACAGGCCGATCATCACCTGCTGGGAGCGTGCGGACGACTCGGAATAGCTGCGGCAGATGCGTTTGACCGCGGTGGCCAGGTCCTCGCTGTCCGGTTCCGGTTCGAAGGTCATCGGTTCCTGGGTCCCGCACTGGCACGGGCTGGTCTGCAGGCCGCAGGCCGGGCACATCGGCTTGGTCGGGTCGATCCGCTCGGATGCCGCCACGGAGGCGAGCAGCTTGGCGAAGTCGTCGGCCGCCATCTCCGGCGCCGGCGGCGGGGTCACCGACGCGCCGGTGTGGTTGGCCGCGCTGCAGTCGCCGCGCCACGTCCCGTCGTCGGCCTTGCGGACCGGCCTGGCGACCCTGCCGTTGGCCAGCTTCGCACCACAAATGCACGGGTAGGGTTCGCTGGTTGATACCGGTCGGCCGAGGAGTTCGCTCGCGGCGAGCCAGATCCCGGTGGGCGCGTTCTTCTTGGCGGCCATCAGTTCTCCCACGGGGGTGCCAGCTCGACCACGGTGGGCTGCATCATCGCCACCGTGTCGTCGATGAACGGGATCTGGTGGGCTTGGCAGATTGGCCAGCCGCGGGCTTCCGGGGTGCCGTAGCTCATGATCATGACCAGTTCGGCTGGTTCGGGGCAGCCGTCGCAGTCGGGGTGTGAGGGCAGCGGCTGGCCTGCCGTGTCGACCACCGGGCAGTCGCACCAGCAGCACTGCTGCCCAGCGTCGGCGTACTCGGTCATGATCACGGTCTGTCCTGCGCGGGCCCGTTCGCGTGCCTCGGCCTGCCGCTGGTCCTTGCGGGCCAGCTCGCCGGGGTGGAGCTTGCGCCGGTTGCTCATGGCGTGCCACCCCACCGGCTGAGCCGGTCGACCAGCCGCGGTGTGCGCCACGACCAGGCGTAGCGGCCCTCGTGGAGGCGAAGGTCGTTGACCGGGGCGTCGATGAAGTCCCAGCCGGTCAGCTCGCGTCCGATCCGGGATTCAAGGCAGCCGATGCAGAGGAATTGTGCGTCGGGGCAGTAGCGTCGCCACAGGTCGCGCCGGATCATGTAGTACTCGGCCTGCGGGGCGTCCACGGGGAGGGTGTCGATGCCGCAGTCGGTGCACAGCGTGCGCAGGCCCCCGCTGCAGGTTTCCTGTATCATCCAAAGCGTCCTTTCGAGGGAGCTGCCCGGGCCGCGTCAACGGCCCGGGCCCGTGTCATTCAGGGTCGGGTGGGCCGCGGCCGGCATCTGGAAGCCGGCCGGGCTGCAGCCAGGACGGGGCACAGCAGCCCGCGTAGGACGGCGAGCTGCTCCGGTGTCGGGGGAGGTGCGGCGGCGACCAGCCGGGCCGCGTACTCATCGATCGCGGTCATGGCGTGTTCCACGGGGTTTGGCCTTCGGGCATGGGAGCATGGACCACCATCAGTCGGCCCTCCGCACAAAACCCTGTGCGTCGATTTCCTCGATCGTCAGCCCGCGCTGGAAGAACGGCAGGTAGGGGGCAAACCGCGCCTTGCCACGGTCGTACGCCTCGTTGGCCGAGCGCCGGTTCGCGTCCTGCAAGAAGTCCCAACGCAAGTACTCGTCCATGCCGATGGTTCCGATGCGGCACCGGGCGGTGTTCTTGCGTGAGTACTTCGTGGTGGTCGACCCGTCCTCGTCCTCGACTTCCTCAAGCCCTGCAAGCGCAACGATCAGGTCGTACTCGCCAAGGTCGAACGAGGCTTGGCCGGTGCGCATCTGTTCGTTCGCCCGCTGCCGTTCGTCGCTGTCCACCGCAGCGAACGCCTTGGCCGCCCGGGTCTTGGGATCGTCGACGGCCTCCCCGTCTTTGATCTCGGCGGCGAGTTCCTGAACGATGTGATCCTTGACCACCGACAGCGGCACGTCGCCTTTGCGCTTGGCCATGTACTGGCGGTACAGCTCCAGCGCACGCTCTTCGGGTGTCGGCTTGGGCTGTTCCTGATCATTGGTGGTCATGGTGTTTCCCATCGGTTGGCCAGGTCGCTGCAAACTGCGGCGGCTGTCGCCAGTTCGGCGGCGGTGATGTTCTGGTTGACTTCCGAGCCCACGTCTGTGGGGACGTAGCTGTCGGCGATCTGCTGGCGTAGCTCGGCGGTGCCGAAGCCTTTGATGAGGGTGTTGACGGCCATGCGCAGGGATTCGGAGATGCGCGCGGCTTTGGCTGCGGCTTCGGCCGCCCGCCTGTTTTCCTCGGTCCGCTGGGCTTCGGCTTCCTGTCGGGCCTTGTCTTCGCGTGCCTTGAGCGCGGCCATGGCGTCGTCTAGGTCGAGTCCTTCGCCGACCCGGGCGAGCAGGTCGGGCGCGCCTTCGCGCAGGCTGGTCTTCTTGGCCTCGCGGTCGGCGTCTTCCTTCTTCAACCGCCGGGCGACCTCGACTGCCCTGGACAGTGGCTTGGTGCCGGCGAGGACCTCGTTGATTGTGGCCGCGTCGCACCAGTCGAGTACCACCGCAGCCTCTTCCAGGCGTCGGGGGGATAGACCAGCTTCGTTGGCGACCACCAGTTTTGGCGTTTTCCATCGAGGTCCGTCGTTCAGACGACGCGCGCGCTCAGTGATGATCGCCCGCGCGCCAGTGGTGAGGTGGCGGCGTGCGATGTTGACCGCGAGCGCGTACCCGTCCGGGTCGCCGCCTTCGTAGGTCATGAACCGCGGCTGGACGCCCGCCAGCTCGCACGCGGCCAGCCGGTTGCGGCCGTCGAGCACACGGCCGTCGGCGTCGAGCACGATCGGCTGGAGGAGTCCGCGCTCCTGGATGTCGGCGGCCAGCTCGGCCAACTCGTCGTCGGCGAGCATCGGGAACAGGTCGGCGACCGGGTGCACCTCGCGCGCGGTCATGGCTGTACCTGCTCGGCCGCGAGCAGCTGGTCCAACTCGGCGGCCTGCTGCTCGGCGGCCTCGACATCCCGACGTGCTGCTCGGGCCTGCGCGGAGGCGAGCGCGGCGCGGCGCAGGTCAACCCGGCGCAGGTCTGTTGCCCGCCGGTCGACGTCCGCGGTGGCGGCGTCGGGGCCGAGCTGCTCCCTTGCGAGGTCGAGGTACTTGCGGGCGAGCGCGGCGCGGGCCGCCGAGTTCATGGCTCGGCGGCCTTCAGCGTCGAGCCCGGCAACATGAACGGCGCCGGCCAGCTGGGCGCCAGCGCGCCGGACGTCAGGATCACGGGCGGCCACGGGATGGTCTCCTCACCCTGCGGGGCGAGAGACCTGTCCGCTAAACAGCGGAAACTCATACGCAGTCTTGTCACGGCGAACGTGACAAGATAGCGTGTTACGTGCCGGGCAGCGCTGGAACGCTGGACGGTACAGGTCTGGAACCCTCAGGCTTGTTGTAGGGAACGGGGCCGCCCAAGCGGCGGCTCCGTTCTTCGTTCGCGCACTAGTCTCTCACAACCCCGGCCACCGGTGGGCAGGCTGTGTTCGTGATCGGCTGACGCCACGGTGTAGTTATCCCCAGGGTGTGTACGAACGAGCTGTCCGTGTTGCACGGCCCTGTCATGATTCGGGCTGCGCTATCCACAGACCGTCCACAGACCGCAGCGGCGCATCCGTAGAATGTGGCGCTGGTCACACTACTTTCCGCCACTCGATCTGCACTGCCCGTGGGTCGAAGTAGTGCTCGCCGGGCCGCCAGCCGGCAGGCCGGCCCCGTGGAGCAGGCAGCAGGACGACGGTGCAGAGCGCGTCGACGATCACCTGCCGCCGGCTGATGTCGAGCGACTCGAACGCGGCCTCGATGTCGGCGGCGCCGATAAGCACGGCGGCGGGGTGGCCGGCCGCGGCCTGCACCCGCTGCTCCTGGATCCCGTCCAGCTCGGCGTTCAGCTTCGCCGCGATCTTCTCCACCCGAGCCCGGGTCCAGGTCCGCGCGGTGTACATCTCCTCCAGCTCATCGAGCTGGTTTCCGATCTCCCGCTCCCGCCGGTCCAGCGCCTCGACATCGACACCTTCCCGGACCACCAACTGCTGCGCCACCTCCGGCCGGGAGATCCAGCCGAGCACGGCCTTCTTGACCGTCTGGTCGGTGAGCACAGCATGGCGGACAAGATGCTTGATCTTGCGGCAGAAATAGGTTGGTGCTGCAGCGGCTCGGCCGGATCCAGACATGCTGCAGCGGACGGTGATCTTGTCCGGCAGGCACGCCCCACACAAGAAGAGACCAGAGCCGAGCCAGCGCCGCGCGTTGTTGGTCTGGTTGACCCGCCGGCCTGGATCAAGCAGGACACGGCAGGCTGCCTCCCACTTCGCCCTGTCGACGACCGCCGGCCAGATCGCCTCGCCGACGATCTCGCCCCGTGACTCGACCAGCCCGGCGTTGCGGGCGCGCAGCAGCACCCGCCGGAGCTCGGTGGCGGTCCAGCCCCGGCCGGTGGAGGTGGTGGCGCCGCGCTGGTTCAGCTCGGCCGCCAGTGAGCGCAGGCTGGCGCCCAGCAGCACCTCGCGGGTCGCCCAGGCGACGTTGGCCGCCTCGACCGGCTCCAGGGTGACCGCTCCCGGCTGGTAGCCATACGGCCTCGGCCCACCGCGCCACCGACCGGCCGCGGCCGCCTGCCGCTTCTGCGCCTCGATCCGCTCGGCGGTCGTCTCCGCCTCGGCCGCGTCCGCCGCGGCGAGCATCCGGGCGACCATCCTCCCCTGGGCGATGTTCAGATCGAAGGACGGCGATTTCTGGTACGCGTAGCGGATGCCGTGCTGCTCGGCCAGCTGGATCTGTGACTCCAGCTCCAGCGGCCGGCGGGTGAGCCGGCTGGACGACCAGGCGATGATCAGCGTCCACCGGCCGGCCCGGGCCCCGTCGAGCAGCGCGGCGTACGCCGGGCGCGGCCGGCGGGACTTCGCGCTCGCGGACGTGTCGTTGTCGACGAGCACCTGGACCACCTCGGCGCCGAGCCGGCCGGCAAGCTCGCGGCATTCAGCCTCCTGTCGGGCGACACCGGTCTCCCTGCCCTCACGGTCCCGGCTGATCCTGGCGTAGATTGCGGCTGCGGTGGTCATGCCGAACATTAAACACGATCCACCTTGACATTCGCCAGTGCAAAGGTCAGGCTGGACCTCATCTACTAGAGCGGCCCCGGGTGGTGTGTTCCGCACCGGTCCCAGGGCCTGGAGACCCCATGGAGGTCCCCAATGTCCAAGCCAACCACACTCCCCTGCCCGGCGTGGTGCACGACTGACCATGCCAGGCACGACCGCTTCGACCGGTACGTCAGCGCCGACGGATTCACCGTGTTCGATCTGCGCACCCACGCATGCACGATCATCACCCTCCCCAACCCGTCCTGCGGTGAGGGTAAGACGGTGGCGGTGTCCGTGGCGATCACCGACGACCTGACCGCCGGCACCCGCGGGCCCGCCGAGGTCACCGTCGACGGCGGCGAGCTGATGACCGCACAGACGGCGCGGGAGGTGGCGGCGGCGCTGCTCGTCGCCGCGGACGTGGCGGAGTCGAACGGGGCGACGTCATGAGCCGCCGCATCGACTGGCCGGCCATCCTCGACCGGGCCTCCGTCATCGTGCGTTCCTACGACACGTCGGTGACCCTGCGCCAGCTGTTCTACCGGCTGGTCTCCCAGCAGGTCCTGCCGAACACCACCACCGCGTACAAGGGCCTGTCCAGGGTCACCGCCGAAGCCCGCCGCGCCGACGAGTTCCCCGACCTGATCGACCGTGGCCGGGCCATCCACCGCTACCAGCAGTCCGACAGCCCGGAGGATGCGATGGCCCGGCTGATCGGCTGGTACCGGCTGGACCGGACCTGTGGCCAGGACGTGTCCCTCTACCTCGGGGTGGAGAAGGCCGGCATGGTCGACCAGTTGGAGCACTGGTTCGGCGACCTCGGCATCCCGATCCTGGCCCTGGGCGGCTACTCGTCGCAGAGCTACGTGGGCGACGTGGTCGTGGACGTGTCGGGCGCCGAGCGGCCGGCGGTGCTGCTGTACGCCGGTGACTTCGACCCGTCCGGGGAGGACATCGACCGGGACTTCCTGGACCGCACCGGCTGCTGGTCGAAGGTGGTGCGGGTCGCACTGTCCGCCGAGCAGGTCCAGGAGTACAGGCTGCCGGTCAACCCGGGCAAGCTCACCGACTCGCGGGCGGCCGGGTTCATCGCCCGGCACGGCGCGCTGGTGCAGGTGGAGCTGGACGCGCTCGACCCGGACGACCTGCACCAGCTGTTCACCGACGCGGTCGACGCGTACTGGGACACGTCCGCGTACCGGGCGGTGCTCGAGCAGGAGGCCCGTGACCTGCCCCGGCTGCAGGCGGCCGCTGACAGCCTGGAGGAGACATCGTGAGCATGATCACCCTTTACCACTTCACGGCACCCTTCTACCTGCCGTCGATCCTGTCGGAACAGCGGCTGCGCACCACCTTCTCTGAGCTGGACTTCCCCCGGGCCGGTGAGCCCCGGGTGGTCTGGTTGACCGACGACCCGCGCAAGGATTCCCGGCGGGAGCGGCATCCGTCCTCACCCAACGAGGTCGGCCTGGACAAGATGGGGGTCAGGTTCGCCGTGCGGCTGTCCCGCGCCGAGGCAACCCGGTGGAAGTGGTTCGCCCGGCAGCACGGCGCCACGCCGGAGGCGATGGCGAGGTTGCACTACGCCTCCGCGCGCACGTCGAGCTCGTGGTACGTCATCGAGCGGGAGATCCCGAGCGCGGAGTGGCGCGGGGTTACCGACACGGAGACCGGGGCGGGCATCCCGGAGGGCAGCTGGCCGGAGATCACGCGGCTGCTGCCTGAGTTTCAGGAGATCCAGAGCCACACGTACCTGGCCGTCAACAACACGAGGTTGATGCCCGTCCGCATGGCCGGTCGGCTGCTCCGGCTCTCGGACGAGGTCATGCGGCTGGCCGCCGCCAGATCGGGTGACGGGTAGCCCTTGTCCGGTGCTACGGCCCGGTTCCCTTGCCAGGGGGGCCGGGCCGTGCTACCGTTACGAACATGGCTGAGGTTCGTAACCAGGGTCCGATGACCGCAGCGGAGAGAATGCGCCGCTACCGGGCGCGCCAGCGGGGCGACACCGGCCCATCAAGCTGGAACCGGGCGCGCAGGCCCGGCCCGAAGCCGCGCCCTCCGGTGATCCCGGAGCCGGTGGACTGCCGGGGCTACGCGCTCGCCTTCATCACCGTCGTCCTGTACGTCGCGTCGGAGTTGGACAGGGTTGGCGCCCGCGGGGCGAACGTGCTGGAGCTGGCCGCCGGCTACGACCACCCCGTCCCGAGCGATCTATTCCGGATCAGGTACCACCACGGGTGCGTTACGAACTCGGAGGCGAATCGTCACCTGATCGACCGGGCGGTACGCGAGCTGGGCGACCAGCTCCGGGAGGCCCGAGGGGTCAAGGCAGGGCAGCGGGTGCGCCTGGCCGTGCCGTTCGACGAGCTGCGCTACCGGGGTGAGCCGCTGTACCGGCAGGTCGGGCCTGACCCTGCTGACGAGCAGGAACGGGTGCAGCGGGCCGCCGCGATGGGCTACGAGTCACTCACCTGAACCAAACCCGGACGGCAACCGGCCCTGCTCCCCCGTGGAGAGCAGGGCCGGCCGCATGGGTGCTACGGGATGATCGCGCTCACTCCGGCACCACCGTTCCGAACTCGTCGACCGTGCCGTGGCGCAGGCCACGCTGGTAGGGCATCCCGTGGTCGGGCTTGGTCTCCCGCTCGTAGACGTCGCTGCCAAGATCAGTATTCGCAACGTCGTCAACATTTGTGATCTTGTCCAGCTTGTTGGCCAGGATCTCCGCAATCCGCTGGGCGACCTCGTCGCCGTTGACGATCTCCACCCGAACAATCATGAGCCGATCCGCCCGGCGGTCGCGCCGTGCTCAACACCGGCCGGGTTGCCCAGGTGCGCCCAATAGGTGGAGTCCGGATCTTCGACCAGCTCCATGGGTTCGTTACAGACTGCGCACGTTCCGACGTCTGGTGAACAGCGCCAGCAGATGCCGCGAGGATCAAGCTCGCTGGCGATCGTGCAACGGATGCAACGATGCCAACCGGTCGGTAGGGTCATGTCGGGTCCCTCCCAGTTAGGGGCCAAGGTCCCGGGTTGGCGGTAACGCGCCGCCCGGGGCCGCTGTCTTTCCTGCACGCGACGTTACGCCGCATGCGAGACTCTGTGAAGGGCTCCGCAGAGCTGGGATTGCCATCATGGGTATGGCCAAGGCTGTCTACGTCAGGGACCAGGACGTGCCGCTGTGGGAGCGCGCGGAGAGGTACGCCCGGGAGCGGCGGCTGGCGATGTCGGCGCTGGTGCTCACCGCACTGGAGGAGTACCTGGCCAGACACGACTCACGTTAAGCGTACCGCCTGGAGTGCAGCTCAGCCGTACGGTACACTTAGAGCCATGGGCAGAGGGATGGGGAAGCTACAGCGGGAGATCCTGGATCTCGTTGACGGAGGTCCCGGGCCGGACGGGGAGACGCCCTGGTTCGTCGCCGACCTGACCGAGCGCATCTTCGGGGTCGGGTACGCCGACACACAGCGCCGGTCGGTGGATCGTGCCGTGCGCTCCCTGGCGGAGCGCGACCTCGTAGAGCTGTACCTGACCGCACGATGGCCACGGTCCGACGGGATGCCCCTGCCCGAACTCGCAGTGCTCTCCGTGGAGCGCATGGTCGATGCGGTGATGATGCACGGCGCGTCGTTGCCAGCCCCCGCACCAAACGAGCCAGAACGGTTAGAAGGATGGACCACATGA